AAGAGATTGAGGAACAAGAAGACCGCCTCCGTGCCGCGACTCGCAGTAGTCTAGGAATCAAGTCTCTCTTGGGCGGTGTCCCACGTAGCCGTGCAGAGTCCGCAGGAGGCCGTGCAGGGGGCTCTACAGCTCGAACCATGTTAGGCATGGGCGGTATGGGCGGAGCTACTCGTGGCGGCGCTGGTGGCGGTATGCGCTCCGGTCCGTACTCTGGCACACAAGCACAACTTAAATAGGTAACACTATGAGCTTGCCCCCGCATCTTGGCTCGATCCAAGACATAAAGGAACGTGAACAGAAAGCGTTTAGCACTCAAGCAATGTGGCACGACCAGTTGCAGGATGTGTACGAATACTTTCTACCGCAACGTAACCTGTTTGACACTGAGAACACCGGTCAGAAGAAGATGGATCGCATCTTTGACTCGACTGCGTTGACAGCTATCCAGCAGGGGGCGAGCAAGCTACAGGAAAACATTGCTCCGATCTGGTCACGATGGGCTACATTCCAGCCGACCGAAGAGATTGTTCGCTTGCTAGAGTCAGGGCAGTTCGATGTATCCGAAGAGGACGTTAGAGCTAACCTAGATCAGCAGTGCGAGCTTGTCTTTGACTACCTGAATCGCTCTAACTTCCATACGCAGTTCTATGAAGCGGCGCTTGATCTTCTCGTGGGTACGGCAACCATGAAGATTGAAGAGACTGACGACGAAACAAACCCTATTTGCTTCCACACGATCCCGCAGAAGGGCATTGCGTTTGAAGAGGGTCCATACGGAACGGTCGAGACACACTGGCGACGGTTTCAGGTCAAGGCTCGTTTACTAGAGCGTATGTGGCAGGGCTTTGAAGCCTCGCAGAATGTACGCAACATGATCGAGAACAGCCCCAACACTGAAGTGAGCGTGTCTGAGGGCGTAGTTTTTGACCCTAAGAGCAAGCGATATTATGGTTGCCTTTGGGTTAACAGTGAAAAGTCGTTCTCATGGACTGAAGACTTCGGGGAATCTAGCCCTTGGGTCACTGGTCGGTACACAAAGGTAGCCGGTGAGATACGTGGTCGTGGTCCTGCCATGCAGTCATTGCCCGATGTACGCTCACTGAACAAGGCGAAAGAGTTTGTCTTGCAGAAAGCCGCGATTGACCTTGCCGGTATGTACACAGCTACTGACGACGGTGTCACTAACCCGTACAATATGGTGATTGCACCCGGTGTCGTGATCCCAGTCGGGTCAAACAACACCAACAACCCTTCTATTCAACGTCTCGATACAGGATCGAACCTTGCTCTCGCGCAATTTGAAATCGTCGAGCTTCAAAACGCTATCAAGTTGGCAATGTTCAACGACTTGCGTGATCCTGCTGGTCCTGTTCGTAGCGCCACTGAAGTTGCTATTGAATCCAGAGAGCTTGCAAAGCGGATCGGGTCGGCATTTGGGCGACTTCAGACCGAGATACTCATACCAATACTCAAGCGTGTCGTCGCTATACTGACTCGACGCGGATTGATCGTGCCTATTGAGCTTGATGGCCGCGATGTACGAGTTAAGTTCACTTCTCCACTAGCACGAGCACAAGACGGCGAAGACTTACTAGCTGTCCAGCAAGCCGTACAGTTCGTATTGGGCACGTCTGGCCCCGAGCAGGTACTCATGGCTTACAAGACTGAGGACTTCGGTACATGGGCGGCAGAAAAAACAGGGATGCCGTCTGAATTGGTACGGTCTGAGGTAGAGAAACAGCAAATAATCCAAGCCGGTGCGCAAGCTCAGATGCAACAACAACAACCACAACAAATGGAAGCTGAATGACTTGGGAAACAATTGAGGGCGCAAGCCCGGATGCCAAGAGACAGAAAGCCAAAGCACAAGAACAGATAACAGAACTCACCAAAGCCTATGCCCGATGCTTCAATACTGAAGACGGGCAGAAGGTCTTGGAGGATCTGACACGTCGCTTTCTATTTGATAACTCAACCGCCCTATCTAGCCAGAACGTCGCGTACGAAGCGGCGTATCACAATGGCGAAGCGGGTGTTATCCGTATGATTATCCACTACATACAGCAGACGGAGAGACTATGACGGAAGAACCCAAGAAGCGGGCGCGTAAAGCCAAGCCCAAGTACGAGGTATCCGGCAATGACATGGACCACCTAGCAACTATTGGGTGCGAACTTGATTGGCTGGAACGATTACATGACCGATATGGCTTTGAGAAGTTCGAGTACATCCACAAGTTTCGAGCTTTCAGGTGCTACAAAGACGGTCAACACGTTGATTGGATCGACGTGAACGATCTTGCCGTGATCAATGGCAAGCGCAGGGTGGAATCTATCCTGCTAAGACACCAACCCGTAAATGTTAAACGAGCAGTAATTCAATATCCTTGGAGATAATCATGGAAGAACAGGCCGTAGAAAGTAACGACACCCTGCAATCATTAGTAGACGCCGCAGAACCCACATTAGGTGAAGGCGAATTCTTTTTGAGTGATGGGATCAAGGGCGTTGGCGATCAACCCGAGTGGTACAAAGCCGACAAGTACAAGTCAGTATCAGAGCAAGCCAAGGCATACACCGAGCTGGAGAAGAAGTTCGGGGGATTCACTGGCGCACCTAAAGACGGTTACTCCGTTATTGAAGGTGTAGAGTCAGACGACGCGTTGTGGCAGGAGCTAGTGTCGTTTGGTGAGAAGACCAACATGTCTCAGTCTGCAATGAACGATGCATGGGAATTATTATCCGCACAAGATCAAGCGGCTGAAGAAGTATCAATGGAGGTTGAGCTTCAGAAGCTAGGCGATAACGGTGTAGAGCGTGTCAAGGTTGTCGAGCAGTACATGAAGAACAATCTCGATGGCGATACATACGAGCGGTTACGCTATGCCGTAAACAGTGCCGAAGCGGTCGAGCTGATCGAGGCTCTGGTTAAGTCTACGGCACCTGCTAAGTTGCCGATTGATGGCTACATTGAGCCAGGTGGCATTACATGGTCTGACATTGAAGCTGAGATGTTTAAGAAGCATGAGAGCGGTCAAATGCTTCGTGCGGTCGATCCTAACCACGAGGCCAAGGTTCAACGGATGATGAAAGAATTCGGTGGTGATAAGCCCAATGTCCGTGTTGTTGGCTAATACGCAGTCTGTGGTATCATAGCGAGATCGGATACCCCTTTCACAAGGCCCGGTAGTTTTAGGTTGAACGACTGACCGACTATCGGGTACTCAGTCCAAAATCTCTTAATCAATTTTTTTTTCAATTTGACATAGAGGAGACTGAATCATGTCAATTAATCTCTCCGCAGTAGCGGTAACTGAATTTGACAGCATGGTGAAGCACGCCTACGCAAACATGGGCTTGCTTAAGAACGCTGTCACACTCCGAAACAACGTCGTAGGTGATACCTACAAATTCCGTCGTATGGGCAAAGGTCTTGCTAACCAGAAGGCTAGCTCTGCCGATGTAGTTGCAATGGGTGTTGGACACGAGTTCAAGACTGCAACACTCGTAAACTGGAACGCACCTGAGTTCACAGACATCTTTGACGCACAAGACGTAAACTTTGACGAGAAGCAAGAGCTGGCATCTACAATCGCCGGTGCCTTGGGTCGTCGTTGTGACCAACTTGTCATCGATGCTATGGACGCTTCTACTCCACTGACTACTGCTGTAGCCGCTGGTGGTACTAACCTCACAATCGCTAAGGTCAACCAAGCACAGGTTGAGCTACGTGATCAGGGCGTACCAAATACAGAGCTTTTCGCAGTAATCGAAGCTGGTGGATTGGGTGGACTCTTGGCTGATGAGAAGGCAACTTCTTCTGACTACCAAGCGGTCAAGGCTCTTGTATCTGGTGAGATCAACTCTCTTGTTGGCTTCCAGTTCATCATCCTTGAAACTCGTGCGGAAGGCGGTCTGACTGAAGCGGCTAACGTCGTGGACTCTTGGTTCTTCCAGCGTCCGTCTGTCGGCCTTGCTATCGGTATCGACATGAAGACTGAGATCAACTACGTTCCTGAGAAGACTTCTTGGCTGTCTAACGGCATGCTGAAGGCTGGCTCTGTCGTTCGCGACGAAGGTGGTTTGGTTAAGGTTCAGTACGACAAGACTGCATAAGTCTTACACGGCCCCTTCGGGGGCCATTCTATT